GATGCGGTAAGGAATTTACACCTAATATTCATACTCCAACAGTACAGAAGTATTGCAACCGCAACTGTAAGGACAGGGCTGCCTTCCACCGGGACAAGGCGGCTGGTAAGATAAGGGCACGTAAGGGAGGTTATAACAGGACTACATATATTCAGTGCTGGCTTAAGGCAAAAGAGAAAGATCATGCAACAGCTCCATGTTACATATGTGGGAAAAGATTGGAAGCTGATGGTGATTGGGTGCTAGACCACAGGCATCCCATCTCCAGATTAAAGACTAGGGCAGAAATTACCGACCCGGCAAATCTTGCCGTATGTTGCAAGGAATGTAATATAAGGAAGGGATCTATTCCATATGAGGAGTTTTTAAAAACAGATGGGGGAGGTAAAATCTAATAAAGAAGCAATGCAGGAGCTTATGGATAAGCTTCAGGATCACTCAACATATTTCCAGTATTGTTTAAAGATACAGGAGCTGGGTACAAAGAAGCTGATTCCGTTTGAAATGAATTCAGTTCAGAGAATACTTCACGGAGTAGCCCAGCAGCAACTGAAAGATGTGGGTCATGTAAGAATAATAGTATTGAAGGCAAGGCGTTTTGGTATCTCTACCTACGTTCAGGCACGTATGTTTAAACGTGCTGCTACCATGTTCAACCAACTTGTACATATCTGTACACATTCCAAGAATACAACTTCAGAAATGTTCCAGATGACTAAAGTCATGGAACAGAACTATCCGGCTTTTATTAAACCATTGTCGCATTACAGTGGTAAGCAGGAGCTGACATGGGGATCAGTCGATGGTAAGGGGCTGAACTCCCGATATGGTATGAGTACAGTTGAAGGATCAGAGGTTGTAGGTGCAGGTATTGATATGCTTCATTGTTCTGAGGTTGCACGTTGGGGTGGCAAGGCAAAGGAATATGCAACTGGTTTAATGAACTGTGTGATGCAGGGATATGGGACAGAGATCTGGATGGAAAGTACAGCCAAGGGAGTAGGTAATTATTTTGAACGTGAGTGGTGGCGTGCAGAGAAGGATGATTCTGGATTGAAGCCTATCTTCTTTCCCTGGTTTGTGTTTGATGAATACTCAACTGAATTAAGTGATGAGGAAAAGAAAGGTAATAGTTTTAAGAAATCACTTGGAACTAATCCATCTTTTGGTGGAGAGGAAGAGACAGGGCTTCTTGGTGTAGAGGTTTCATATGATACACCGGAGGGTCTGATAGAGTTTAAGATCAGTCTTGAACACTTAAAGTGGCGTAGGAATAAGATAATATCTCCAGAGTGTCAGGGTGATCTCAGTGTATTCCATCAGGAATATCCTACCACTGCGAGAGAAGCTTTTGTGGCTTCAGGTCGTAGTGCATTCGACAGTATAATATTAACTCAAATGTGGTTTGATGCAGATGAAAGAGAGAGAGAATCTCCACCTAAGAAATTTGAAGTGCCTGTCAATGACTTTATATATAAGGATGGTGCTGAAAAGATGCGTTATTTTATGAAGAAACATCCTGAGGGGGAACTGTCTGTGTTCAATCCTCCGCAGGTTGAGAGAGAATATAGGGTAGGTGTTGATGTGTCGGAAGGTATCCTAAGCCAGACTGGTGATTCAGATTACTCAGTTATTACAGTCTTGGATGCAGAGACTTATGAGGAGTGTGCTACATGGTCAGCAAGGATAGACCCGGATCTTTTAGCATGGATTATTGCTACAGTTGCTACATGGTATAACATGGCTCTGGTTGCAGTTGAAAATAATAATCATGGACTCTTAACCTTGAAGTTTCTCTCTTCAATACATTCATATGAAAATCTGTATATAGAGAAAGCCCTTGATGAACGTGGTCAGAGACAGAAGAAGAGATTAGGGTTCAATACTAACATAAAAACAAGGAAGTTAATACTTGATTTGCTGCGTAGATTAATAAGGGAAAAGCAGATCGAGATTTTTTCCAAGGCAACAGTTGATGAGCTGCAGACCTTTGTTATTAATAGAGACGGCAAGGAAACAGCACAGCATGGATGTCATGATGACAGGGTGATGTCACTTGCAATTGCTGCATATATGTGCTATATGTACCCTCATGATCCAGCTCCTGTATTCTCCCTAGCAAAATCAGAACGAACAGAATTTTACGTAAAGAGTTAGTAAAGAATTCTTTATGTTGACGAACCAATTTTTAGATTATAAAGTATTGATTATAAGTGTATTTCGATAATTACATATAGGAGATAAGTATGGCTGAAGCTAAAAAGAAATCAGTTCCAGGGAATATTACAGTAATGGAAGTTGAGAAGAGTGTAGAATTTACATGGGATGGTCTCTCCCAGAGGGAGATGGAGGAAGAGATGCAAAAGAGATCAGACGCAAAGAAAAAAAAGTCAGCAGGTAAATAATTTAAGGAGATATTATGTATGGATTAAAACCGAAGCCAAAGCCTAAGAAGAAGAAGAAAAAGAAGGGAACGTCATGAGTGAAGTAATGAAAAGGCTGCAGAAGTATATTAAGAATAAGGACACGAATGCAAAACGCATTGCGAATATGAAGAAGATTGAGGATAAGAAATTTGCAAAAAGAGTAGCCGAAAAGAAAAGAAGGGATAAATTTACAAAGGATGTTAAGAAAATAGCTGAGATGAAGCCTGACACTCGTCCGTCAACACGGGCATATGCTACTCCTATGGATAATAAAAAAAGAAAATATAAGGGTAAGCATAGTACCAGTAAAGCCGGGAACCAATGGATAATATACAATTAATCTTATGGCAGAATATGGAGAGATAAAAGCTGAGAGCAAGAGCTATATAACGGAGGATTCGGAAGAGGATAAGGGTCTGCTACCAGACTCTCTCGGGTTGATTGTTCAAGAGTTGTATCAAGTTGGTGCTTCTGATTCAGATAGAAAATCAAAGGAAGAGATTTGGGAATCAGGATGGCACGCAATGAGGGGGGAGTTCCCTGATACAACATCAAAAGCTATTGATGTAGCAAAAGAACGTGGTATTTACGTTAATCTAACTAAAAGAAAAGTACATGAAGCCAGAACAAAACTTTTATCTTCAACTCTACAAGCAGGTAAAGTACCTTTTAAACTATCTCCGACACGTAGGCCACGATTTGTTGCACCAGATTTACTTCAATCACCAGACCCATATGATGAAGCCACTAACAGGGCAAAGAACTGTGAGCAAAGAATCAGGGATATCCTTGATGAAACATTTTATGAAGATACGTTAAGTAAGGCTATTAACGAAATGACTCTCTATGGAACGGGAGTTAGTAAGTCTATAGTATTAAAGAAAGTTGATTATCCTCTTTATCAGACAGTTGATCGAGATCCGATGCTGGAAATGATTGAGGAGCAAGTGGAGTCTGAAATGGTTCCACATATTGAATGGATATCAATTTGGGATATATTCCCATCTCCAGGTGCAACAGGTAAATCTGATCTTGATTGGGTAATACAAAGAAGGTTTTTATCTGCACAGGAACTAAGGATGATGGCTATTAAAAGTAATGGAGCCATTGATCCAGTATTAATTGAAAGCTGTATTGAGACGGGAGAAGGCCAGACAGTTGCGGATACTGGTGGGATATCACCACGAAGGTTTAATCAGGGTGTAGCACAGACAAAGAATTTTACTGTACTGGAGCTTTGGCACAGGGGATTAGGTAAGGAAGATATTGAACCTTATATGGAGATCCCTACTAAGAAAGAGAATGAGCCAATTCATATGCCTGTAGTTATTACAGTCCTTGGTTCTAAGGTTTTACGTGCAATCCCGAATCCTTTTGATGGTCGTTTGCCATACGACTTTTGTTATTGGCAGGAGCAGGAAGATAGCATCTGGGGTAGTGGAATATATGAAGCTATTCGTGATGACCAGGATATGATGAATTTCGTCTACGGGATGATCGTAGAGGGAAAAACAATGGCATCTCTTCCGATGGTTGCACTTAACCCGAATGCCTTTGATGCAAAGAGTGATGATTTTTATCAGATGTATGCTGGTAAAATATGGCGACTTAAGGCTGGTGAGAGTGTTAATGATGCGTTTAAATCTGTAATTATACCAGATGTTACTGGTGGTTTGGTGGAACTGCTAAAGATTATTGAACGTAATACAGATTTAGCATCAGGTCAAGTCCCAATTGGAATGGGAGCAGGTGCACAGTATCAGACTAAGACTGCGACTGGTATGCAGATCCTGAATGAAAATGCTAATAAGCTTACTTCAGGAGTTGTACGTTCACTTAATAATATGATAACTGCAAACGTCCAAGCTGTTTACCATTGGTTGATGGCTGATTCTAAGGACGTATCTATTAAAGGAGACTTCCTTTGTCTGGCAAAAAGCTATGATACATTCATGGCAAAAGAAGTTACTATCAATCAGGTGCTTCAATTAATACAGGTGGTTGGTCAGGTTCCTGAGATGAGGGATAGATTTAATTTTGAGAAGCTGGCAGTACCTTTAAAGGCAGGATTGGGTTTGGAGATTGATGGACTTATTAAGTCTGAGGAAGAGTCTGCACAAGATATACAACAGGCACAAGCTCAAATGCAAGAACAACAGCAGCAGGCAGCAAAGCTGGAATCAGATGTATATGAGACAAAAGCAGTAGTTGATGAAAAGAAATTAGTTGCAGCAGATATTCGTAAGGGTATCATACAGGAGAGACTGGCAAAAATAAAAGAGGGTGATCCAAATTTGCAAACAATAGATTTGCCAAAACTTCTGGGAGAAACATCAATACTCTTACAAGAACAAATGGCATTAATGCAACAACAGAATGAATCTATTCAACAAGAACAACAGCAACAACAGGCTGCAGAACAAGAACAGCAGTCTGGACAGGGAGAAGCTGGAATACCTCCTGAGTCTTCAGGAAGACCCGAGATGGATACAGCTCTCTGACATTTTACTGGCTCGGCTTAAACGGAAAGAGGAAAGACTCTCAGAGAAGCCCCTCTATGACGAAAAGGATGTAGCCTCCTTTAACATGCTCATTGGAGAGATCAGAGAAATCAAGAATTTACTTGACCTTGATCGTTTGATTCGTGAGACATTAACCCATAATGATGAGTGACCTATGCTAGAAGCACCTCCTGTTGGAGAAATGCCTGAGCAAGAGCCAACAAATACAGGGGCAGAAGTAGAAGTAGCTGAGTTAAAAAAACAATTAGCTGCAGTTACTAAAAGCTATGATGATATTCGACCTCATGCTGATCGTGCATATAGTGCGCAGCAGAAGAAAGAGGGAGAGAATCAGGAGTTGAGAGCTAGGCTTGCGGTGATAGAACGTGAGAACGAACTAAATACCCAGGCTAATATAAATAAGGATGATGATGAATTGTCGGAAGATGACTTACGAGTGATCGAAGATTTCCCTGAAGTCATGAGAACTTCAGAAAGAATTGCAGATCGTCTGGTAAGGAAACAGATGGCAGAATTCAGATCCCAAGAACAAGAATCGTTTGATGACAAGGTAAGTCGGTTTGTTGAAGAAAAATATGATGCGCCTATCAGTGAGTTGAACCAAAAGTTTGATTCAATGTCAAGGCAAACATACTTTGACGGGCAGCTTGGGCATGGTGTTTGGCCTAGTATTGAAGACGACCAGTCTTTTATAGAGTGGGTTAATAAGGATTCAATGTATAGGACGGCTATGACTCAGGGTGATAATGAGGCAAAAGTACAGGTTATTAAGATGTATATGGAACAAAACGGAAGTGGTGGGCAGATGTACCAAGGGCAAGATCCGCAGGATCTTAGAAGGTATCAAGCTTCACAACTAATGGGAGGTTCCCAGTCTCAGTCCTCAACAGCAGATCCGACTCAAGGCTTAACCGGCGAAGCATTATTTGATGCTATAGACGAATAAGTTTTTAGTATCTTGTCCTCTTACTTATTACTTATAATTTAAATCTTTAATAGGACAAGACAATGGCTACTACATGGGTAGGTGGTTCTCCAACAACCGCACATACTAGGGGCGGAACCGGACAGGTAACTGTAGCAGGAACCATGAAATATGGTTCTCTGGATGAAACGGAGGCCATTAAAATACAGAAAAAGTTTCTGTCTATTGCAAAGAGGAGCATGATATTTGCTCGTTTTGCACAGAAAGAAACGAAGGAACGACAAGGCGGACTTGAGGTTCGTTGGAAACGGTTTGAGAAGTTTAGTCTCCCGTTGGTTCCGTTGGCTGAGGGCGTAAAGCCTCCTGCCGACAGTTTGCTGCAAACCATCATTAAGGTAAAGTTGAATCAATTTGGTTCATACGTTGCCACAACTGATGTTCTTGTAGCAGCAGCACAAGATCCAATCATTCAGCAGATTACTGAACGACAAGCAATTCAGGCTGCAGAGTTGATGGATTTTCTCACCTATTTACACGCACGTTCTGGTACTCAGGCAGCTCATGCTGGTGGTACTACTAGAGCTACTGTTAAAAAAACAGTTGCAAATCAGATTGGCGTGAATGCGGGTACACCTGGGACAGCAAATACAAACCTTCTTGATACTGCAGTACGTACACTGGAATATCAGGAGGCTCGTAAAATTGCTAAGCAGATGACTCCATCTCCTAAGTATAATACTGAACCAGTACCTGAAGCATATGTTGCTGTGGGTCATACTGATCTTCGTAAGGATATTGAAGGGCTTCCCGGATTTATTCCTTATGCAAAGTACAGTAACAATGGTCAGCAAATGCTACCTGGAGAAATCGGGGCAGTGGGTGTGATTCGTTTTATTCTTACAACTCAAGCAGCACCAATCGGAAAAGATCCGGCTGGTACTGAATACAAAAACCTGAACATAGAACTTACTCAGGCTGCAGCTTATACTCCTGGTCACTCTGGACAATCGTTTGGTTCGACTGCGGGTACTGTTGCTGATGCTGGTGTTGGTGATTATGGGGTAACAGGATCAGTTCAATTTCCTGGTGATGCAGTAGGTAACCAAAGTGGACATGCTTTGGTAACAAATGTATCCGGTACTAAATTTCAGGTTTATCCTTTAATAATATTTTCTGCAGAATGTCTGGGGTGTGTAACACTCTCTGGTTATGATGCAGTTATACCTAAGGTTGTGATGCCACAACCTGCAGTAACTGATCCTTTGGGTCAGTCTGGTTCAGTGGGCTGGAAAAGCTGGTATGCTTGCCAAATCCTGAATGAAGATTGGCTTTATAGGATTGAAGTTGCATGTTCTACTTTAGCTTAAGAGTATGAATGTCTAAAGGGTTTCAGGGGTGGGAACCACCTGCCCCTGTTTCAGAGCAGTTGTTTGAAAGTTCTATTATGGAGATTACATCTGATAGTCTCACTAATGAAGAACTGATTATAACGAATGCTCGTTTTGATCATCGTCTTTATCCAAAGGCACTGCCGGAGAGAATCTCTGTTGTTATGACAGAACCATTCCTGGGCATAGATGCAAAGATATGTGTTGGCAGGGTTAATAAGGCTAAAGAAGATGAGTTATATTTAAACTGGACAGAGCTGCCGGATGTTCCTTATTCCTTTCAGCAAAAGCCAGAGTCTATTTTTATTCCACCGGACGAATCAAATCATGTAATTCGTCTAAGTTTTAGACTTCGTGGGGAAGATCCTCCTAAGTCTGGACGAATTCTTTTCTTTATAAAACACAGGTTAATATGGCAATAGCAGGCGGAATGATCCCAGCAGGTGAATATGGGGATACACTTAATAATCCAATGTATGATTCAGGTCGCAGGAAGACAGTATCAGTACATCATCAATTCGGGCAGGATGTAGCTCAAGAAGTTGGGAAAGATCTTAAAGTTCCTGAAGGCTGGGGTTGTGTAGTTATTGGGTTTGGTGATGATCCATCACAGATGGGGCCGGTAACAGTAACACATAATGATTGGGTACTAAGGTTCCCAAGAAATTCCAGGCGTGCAATTCCTCCTGGACATTTTGATATACTAATGTGTTGTGTTGAGAGGCGTTATATTCAGCCAAGTGAAGGTGCTCCTCTTACAGGGTATGATGCAAACAGATATAATGTTCAGGTTCTTAAATTCCCGGAATCATCTACTCTCAATCAGGAACAGATACAGGCTGATATGCAAGAGGTAGAAGTTGCATGATTGAGTTACTCGATATTAGATCACGAGTAGTAAATATTCTACAGGATGCCAGCTTTATAAGATGGACAAAGACTGAATTGAATAATTATATTCATGATTCTTTGCTTGATCTTGTTAGGGCGATCAGGCTGCCTGTAACAGATATAAGTGTTTCAATTGGTTCCACTGCATATTTAGTTCCTCTGCCAACTGGGTTAATGGACATTAATGGTGGGTCTATAGATGGTCGTGAGTTACCTGTTGTTACTACATCTGAGATGAAAAAGTTGCACTCTGAAGGTAATTTGCCAACTGTGATTAAAGATGGAGAATATTCTATTACTCAGATATTTGGCAATTCCTTATGGTCATCCAGTGAGGATTGGAAGGCAACTTCAGGGAAGACACAAGCCTTAGTCTTGGATCAGAGATCATCAGAGACAGTGAGGGTTTGGCCTATTCCATCATCAGATGCAACCTTATTACTTACTGGAACATTAAGGCCAACAAGGATGAGTGATGAAGTACCTTATTTTTATAATGATGTTAGTGATCCAGATAATATAGTAGTCAGGTATATAGTAACCCCTCTTAATGGTTGGGTTACAGGAACTGATCTCACGGATGATTCCGGTCAAACTCTTGTATTTAATGAAACAGATCAGACATTATCATTAGATGATAATAATGTTTTTTCTTTAGTTGATATTAACTATCAGACTACTTGCTCTATTGATGCAGTATGGGTTGATGGTTTAACATTTGGAGCTTTGGAAAGAGCATATCTTAAGGAACATGATTTACGGAATGTGGAAAAAAGTGAGTATTTTAGAAACAAGAAGATGGGAATGATTGCAGATGCCGACAGAGTCGAACCTATAAATCCAGCTAGTATAATAGGCGGGGTTAATTTTAACAGATTAGTTGTGAGGAGATAATGGGTGTAGCTATTAAATTTAGGAGAGGTACTGCTGCAGAACATGCGACATTTGAAGGTCAGGCGGCAGAAGTTACTGTTCAAACAAATACGTCAACGAATCCTTGGAGTCTTCGTGTACATGATGGTGTTAGTGAATCTGGTTATTGGGTTGCTGGAGTAGACGATGTAGCCACTCTTACTAATAAGACATTAGATGATGTAGTTCTTTTGGATGGTATGACTCTGAAGGATAGTTCCGGGAATCTTCTTGGAACTGTATCAGGTGGAAAGATTGTATTTGGGACAGGTGCTCTTACGTTAGATGCTCCTTTTATAATAGATCAGGGTACTACAAAAGCTTTAGAAACAATGATTGCTCGTGTAGCAAGAAAAAATCAAATGATATTAGGGGATTAATATGGCTGAAAGATATATGCGTTATGTGACAGAAATTACTGGTGGTGCATCGGCAGCACAAGTTTACGAAGCACCAAATAATGGATCTGCTGCTGCTGCAGATTCTGTCATAATAGGATTTCTTATATGTAGCAGATCAACATCTGCTGGTACTGTAACTGTTGAAATTTTAGATTATGCTACCAATGGAACTGGATTGACTCAAAAAACAATAGGAATTGCAGATACAATACCACTTCCAGCAGATACATCAGTAGATATTATCCCCGGTAAATTGGTGTTGCAACATGCAGGGAATAATGAATCTACTCCGGTGCTTAAAGGAGATAAAATAAATATGTCGTCAACACAAGATTGTGATGTAACTATTTCGGTAGTAGAGAGGGTCTGATGTCAAAGAGTCCAGTATATATAGGTGCAGGAAGTCAGGAGTTAGCAGTAACATCTGCACTAAATATTATTGATAATGCAAATGATATATCACTTCAGCTTCAGACAGTTGTAGAATGGGTTTCATTAACAGATGGTACAACTGTTTTTGATTTTGTAGATAATTCCCAGACTACTGAGTATTCTGCAAAGGAATATGCACAGGGTATTGCTGCTACAGGTGGTACTGCAAAGCAATGGGCTTTGGGTGGAGGTTCCCATGTAGAAGCAACAGCAGTTACAGGAAGTAGTTATTCTGCAAGGAAATATGCAACTAATGCTGCTGCTTCAGCTTCATTGGCTGAGGGTTATACAGATGCATTTGATGATAAATATTTAGGTTCGCATACTACTGCGTCCAGAGAAGTAGGAGCAAATGTAGGAAAAGATAATGATGGTGATGCCTTAGATGACGGGGCATTATATTATGATACCACATTAGAAGTAATGAAAGTATGGGATGATACTGGTTCTGCATGGAAACAACTTACTCCTACCACTGCAAACCAGACACAAATTAATACATTAACTACTGGATATGATGGTACGACAACTACAAGTGGTACTAACCTGAATCTTGTTCAGGTAGATACAGTTGCAGATAATATAGCCAATGTTAATAAAGTTGGAGTTATAGATGGAAATGTAACTAAGGTAGCTGATATAGATGGTAATGTTACTAAGGTAGCTGATATAGATAGCAACGTAACTAAGGTAGCTGATATTGATAGCAATGTAACAAAGGTTGCAGATGTTGATGGAGAAGTAGTTCTTGTAGCAGCAGTAGATGGTGAAGTAGCTCTTGTATCAGCAGTAGATACTGAAGTAGGTAGACTTGGTGTAGCTATTCATACAACTGCTACCACAGGTAATCTGGCAAGACTTGGTACTGCTCCTATGGCTACTGCAAGTACAGGCCACTTGGCATATCTGGGTACTGCGGCTATGGCTAATACTACAGATGGTTATTTGAAGGTACTTGGTAATGCTACAGTAACAGCAGATCTGGCTATATTAGGCAGTACAACTGTTACTGACGATATGGCTTTATTAGCTATTTCAGATGTTATTGATGATATGGAAACATGTTCAAATAATATTGCAGAGATAAATAGTTTTGCAGATCTATATCAAATTGATGATTTTAGTCCTTCCGCACCAACACTTGATGGTGGTGGTAATGCTGTAGCAGAAGGTGACTTGGCATATGATTCTACTGCTAATAGATTAAAGTTTTATGATGGATCTGCATTTGTAGCTATGAGTTCTACAACAGAGACTACAACAGCAGCCGACAATTCAGCCGTGGCTATGTCAATTGCTCTCGGCTAGAACTAATTGAAATTAAAGGATAATTATGGCAAATACGTTTAAGAATGAACAAGTTCAGAACGTCACAAATTCTGGATGGTCAAGTGTAGGTACTGAACTTAACAATACGACACAACGGACTATTATAGGAATGACCATAGCAAACACAACAAGTGCAGTTATTGCTGTAGATGTTTCCATTTATAATAATAGTACTACAAGAACGTACCTTGTTAAGGCAGCCCCGATTCCTACGGGTGGTTCGTTAATTGTTGTCGGTGGAGATCAGAAGGTGGTTCTTGATTATCAGGATCTTGTACAAGTAAAGAGCAATACGGCTACGAGTGCAGATGTAGTCATGTCGATGCTAGATATAACATAGGAGATAAATGGCTTACTTAGGAAGGCAGGGTGTAACAGCCCCGTTAACAAGTGCAGACATACCAGACAATAGCATAACTTCTGCTAAGATTGTTGATGATAGTGTAACGACTGTTAAGATTCTTGACGATAATGTAACTGCGGCAAAGATACCTGCCGGAGCAGTTTCAAGTGATGTACTTTATCTTGAGAATAACACATCAACCCAAACCCTTTCGGGCACATACTCAACAGAGAGGTTGTACTTCAATGATTCATACCAACTGACAGGAGATGTAACTGTTACAGGTCATCTTGCACTAGGATCAATAGCAGATGAAGATATAGTAATAACGCAGGATGGTACAGAAAGAACCATAACTGGTGCAGGTACACTTGAGTCTGGTAATGTTTTACAAGATACACATAGGACTGACCTGACAGATATGACAGGCGAACTTGGGAGTGCTGTTACAGGTAGTCCAAATCTTAATCTTGGGAATGCCACTTTTCCTGCTGGTCATGTGTTGCAAGTTGGTTTTTCAACATACTCAACACAAGTAACAAGTTCAACAGATACTTTTATAGATACTGGTTTGTCATTAAGTATAACCCCTTCAATTTCCTC